AATCCTTGCACTGGCTCTATAACACACTACCACCATGAACGAATACATCGAAAAACTAACCGAAGCGCAGGCAAAGCTCATGCTCGAATACGCAATGCGAGATCTGCGCAACGCAATATACAACCCATCACCAGTAGTCGATGCTGCTACGCTCGGCTGGCTCACGCAGAAGATCGAAACCCTCGCCAAAGAAAACACAGAACAATGAAACTAGACACCACAGACACCATCATCCTCACGGTCGGAATCATCGCGATCCTGATCGCAGTCATCAACGCAGCTCTCTGGCTGAGAGTTCTCATCCAACTCTACCGCGAGGATACCGGCTTCGAACTGCCAGCTACCGACCTCGACGGCTCGGACGCGAAAGGCAGCGCATACGGCGCGAAAGGAGGTGACCAGTGACAGTGAGTGACACACCGCGCATAGACGCCGCTACGCGCATGGCTTTCTCCGGCGAATACATGGTGCCAATTCAGGACGCTCAGAAGCTCGAACGTGAGCTTGCTGAGGTCATAAATGATCTTGATTTTCGCCGCGATTTGTACAAATTGCAGGAGATGCAGCTTGCCGAGGTCACGAAGCAGCGGGATGAGTTGGCTGCGGCAATTCACAAAGCTCTAGCAGTAATCGAAGGAGGTCAGCCATGAGTGAGCGCGCACTAGAACTAGCCATCGCGCTGGAGGCTGAGCTGCTGGCTCAATGCGACAAGCTGGAGGCTCTAATCGAGCGACCAGAGTATTCGGACTTCCCGGTGGACGAGCGCAGCAACATCCAGCGCAAGCAAGCCGAGATCTGCGGTCTGTATTTACAGATGGATTTCATCAAATATCAAATATCGAGACTATGAACATGACAAAAGAACTATCGGAATCCCTGCTTGCTGCCTGTAAAGCGGCAGGAATTGAGAAGCCAGGGTATATCGCTCAAGATAAAGACGAACCGTATGTTTGGCACTATGACTTAAAACCAGACACAGAGGAAGCAGGAATGTGGGCTGTTGACAACGGGAACGCCACGAAAATTTTCCACCCACCCTACGCTACCGACTGGAAAGAGAGCTTGCTTGAGTGGGTTGATCATGTTGCTGACACCAGCAAAAAGATCGACATGCAAGATGCGATTGCTGATGCGTATCGCAAGCACGTTGGGCGTTGCGGATTGCAAACCTACGCTCAGACCTACCGCCATGGCTGGCAGGATGCGCTTGCGTGGAAAGGCGGCAGCGATGACTAACAAACAAAAGCAAGCACGCGCATCGCACCTTTTCCGCAAGCGCAGGAGCATTTGGTATGCGTTGCTAGCCAATCGGAACCCTGCATGGGAGAGAGCCTATGAAGTATCGTGGGAAGGCATGAGGAAGCGACACAAACAAAAACCATGAAAATTTCAGACATCATCGAAATCGTCGCAGCCGAAATGGACGTTGACCAAGACGAAATCACCAGCAAAAGCCGAGTGCAAGAAGTTGCAGACGCTCGTGCAGTCGTGCAGGCTGTCATGCGAGATCGAGGATGGGTCTTATCTCGCATCGGCACCGTTTTCGGCACGGATCACGCCACAGTTAGGCGCAATTGCCAAAAGATCGAACAGGCGCGCGCCATGGTCAAAGCATACGATGCGGTTAAGACCGCGCTAACACTCTCCCAGCCGAGTGGCTGACGGGAACTAATGCCTCTAGACCTCGCAATGTTCAGGCGCGAGGCTAGGGGCGAACTCGCAACATTTGACGCTTGCCAAGCGCTCAGATTTCTGTATGTTGCTTCCGTGACCACTACCACGGTTCATGCCATTGTTGGCAAACTCTACATGCTCGGAATCGGGATCAGCGAAGCGCAAATCTTCGTCATCGCCGACGGTCGAACCATGCGTGAGATCGCCAACCATGCCAAGGTCGGTCTAGTCTTTGTGAATAACAAGATCTGGAGCCTCACGCAAAAGGGCTACATCGCAAAGCGAGCTGGCAGACCTTCGACATACCACCTGACCGCAGCAGGAAAGCGAGCAATCGCCGAACTGACCAGCGCAGAATCCACACGATGAACTCATTCCTTCAAGCAATCGAAAATCTATCACGGCGCAAAGTGACGCCTTCGTGGTTTCGTTGGCGTGAGTGGTCGGCGATGGCACCGGCAATACGCAATCGTTCGTTTTTCAGCGCCACAGTGACCTCAGCGCGCGTTCTCAACAAGATGCGGAACATGTTGCTGGACTGGCAAGCGGACGCCACAGAGGAGATCGTGGACGTCAACACGGGGCAGGTCGTGACAGCCTACAAAGAGACTGGACTCGCCAAGTTCCGCGAGAAGTCGGCAGAGTTTTTGATCCAAGAAGGACTGGCGACGCCCGCCGACTACAAGGACACCAAGATCACGAACGTTGTTTCAAACGCTCGCTTACAACTGATCTACAACACGAATCTGGAGCAAGCGTCAACCTTCGCGCAATGGCAGGGCAGAATGCGCAACGAGGACTGGCTCAATCTGAATCCCGCGGCACGCTTCGTCCGGCGCCCGGGAGCGCGCATCAAGCGGCAGCGACATGTTGAGGCTGAAGGTGACGTGAGACGATGGGATGACTTCGCCTATTGGCAATTTCAGAACGCAGCAGACATTGGCGGCTTCGACGTGCCGTGGGGTCCGTTCGGCTTCAATTCCTACATGATTCAGGAGCCGGTCAAACGTGCCGAAGCCGAGCGTCGAAAGCTGGTCAGAAAAGGCGAACGAGTCAAAGCTCCGAACGTCGCGCAATTTGGCGTTGACCTCGGAAAGCAATTCAACGCTGGAGTTGATGCTAACATCGATGACCTCACGCCCGAACTGGCAAACGAAGCACGGAAAACGATCACAGACAGGCTCGGACCGCAAGCAATCGGCAGAGACGGAAAACCCACACTCGACGCGCTCAAACAGGCGCTGAGGATGTGATAACCAAGATTTTACTAAGCCATGAAAACACGTCAAGCAAAAAAAAATGACCAATTGGAAAATCAAGGGAAAAAGGTTCGAGGGCGTCCAACTTTGGCGAACGATGAGCGAAAAAACAAGATCCTCGACGGCATATCAAAAGGCACGCCATTGACTGTCATCTGTCGCGATCTTGGCATTTGTGATGACACCGTAAGAGATTGGATGAAAGTTGACGAGGATTTTTCTCGTGACATCGCGCGCGCAAGACAACTTGGATTTGATGCGATTGCTTTTGAGGCGTTGCAGATTGCAGACACTCCGATGATCGGCACTGAGGAGGCAACAAAAGAATGGGGCGTTGAAGTCAAACGCTCCGACATGCTGGGGCATCGCAAGCTACAAGTCGAAACACGTCTCAAGCTCCTCGCCAAGTGGGACCCGAAACGATACGGCGACATGGTTCGCCAAGAGATCAGCGGACCAGACGGCGCGCCTATCGCTCAAGCGACTGTTTCACTCTCACCTGAGCAAGAAGGAAGTCTCAAGGATCTTGTCGAACTAGCGAGAGGCAAAGCGAAAAAATGACCCCGACAGAATTCTGCGTCCGAGTTCTCGGCATCGTGCCATACCTTTGGCAGTGCGAAGCCATGGAGTCGGTGGCGATGGAACAGCCGACCAGCGTAGTCGCAGCGAACGGCAGCGGCAAGACAGCGCGCCTTGTGGCTCCGCTTGTGCTTTGGTTCCTGCATGAGTTCCCGCGTGGGCAGTGCATTTTCACCAGCGGCTCATGGATGCAGATTGAGAAGCAGCTATGGGGTGCCGTCAAAGTCTATCAGCATCGGTTCCCACATTGGCGCTTCATGAGCGAGGAGCTACGAACGCCTGAGGGCGGCTACGCGTTCGGATTCTCGACTGACAACCCGGGGAGAGCCGAAGGGCATCACCCGAAGATCGGAGGCGATGTTGACCCTGTATTCCTCATCATTGACGAAGCCAAAACCGTTCCAGACTCGATCTTCGAGGCATTCGATCGATGCACGCGCAAAATGGAGCTTTGGGTGTCATCACCTGGAGCGCCGCGGGGTCAGTTCTACGATTCGTTCCATAAAAATTCATCGCTCTACAAGACGATCAGGGTGCCATCGACAGACTGCGCTCACATCAGCGCGGAGAAGCGGGAACTGGACCGAATCAAGTATGGCGAATCACATCCGCTCTACCGATCAAAGCACCTCGCCGAGTTCACCGAGGACTTCGACCGCTTGGTGCTCGCTCCAGACTTGCTACGCAATGCACTCGATGCACAGCCGAAACCAAACGCTCACGGTGAGATCGTAGCATTCTGTGACTTCGCCGCGGGACGGGATGAAAACGTTCTGGCAATTCGCCGCGGCAATCACGCACGCATCGTGAAGGCATGGCAGGAGCGGGACACAGTGCAGGCGGCACGGGAATTCATACGGATGTTTCAAACGGAAGGACTCACCGCCGGTCAGATTTGGGGAGACGCCGACGGACTCGGCACCGGCTTCTGCGACCAGTTCGCTGAGATGGGCTGGCATATCAACCGCTTCCACGGAGGCAAACCAGCAAGCGAGAAGGACGAATACGCCAACCTCATCGCGCAGGTCTGGCACGTTGCCAGTCGCGAGATCGAGCGTGGACGAATTCACGTCGGAGAACTCGATCCGATGACATTCTCGCAGATCACCACGCGGAAAAGCGAGTGGAACGAAACGGGCAAGCTTCGCGTCGAATCCAAAGAGAAGATGGCAGCGAAAAGCATGAAGTCACCGGACCGTGCCGACGCATTGCTTGCTTGCATAGCACTCGGCAGTCGCATCAGCGGAGCCATGACGGGAGCGGCATCAGTTACCACATCGAGGAACACATTCGCCAGTCGAACGGTCCGAGGGTTTAACGCTCTGTAAATTTGAGCTTGCCATTGGCTGCATTGCGTGCTATTGCCATGCTCACCATGACCGCAGACGAACGAAAGGGCATCGTAGCGCCTTTGCCAGCTTCCTACCGCACGCAGGACTATGACCTTGCCAATGTAACGCCAGAGCAAGTGCGCAGCATTCTGCGCAACGTGCGCACCGGCAAGCTGGAGGATCAAGATCGCCTTTTCCGCATGATGGTCGATTCGTGGTCGCGTCTACGCAAATGCATCAACGAAGTCGCTGGAAACGTAACGGCGCTCGACATCGAGATCAAGCCAGGTATTCGCGAAGGTGCCGAGGAACCGACACCGCAGGCATTGCAGATCCACGAAACAGTAGAACGAGCGCTTGAATCTTATGCGCCACGTCCGAGCCATTGGGAACTCGACACCAAGGGCATGATGAAGGCACTCATTGATGCTTACGCGAAAGGTATCAGCGTCGTGGAAATCATCTGGCACACCGAGAACGGCATCGTCTCACCGCGCTGCTACGCTCCAGTTCCTGCAAAATATCTCGCCTATCCATCCGCATCGAATGAGATCGACAGGCTCATGATGGCACCGAACGGCGTGAACTACGACACGCTCATTGACTTCCCGCCTGACAAGTTCTTGATTGCCATCTGGCAGCAAGGCGGCTGTCACCCAATCCATTCCGCCAACCTTCGCGCGCTCACGAAGTTCTGGCTCGGTGCAATCTACGGGCTGGGCTGGTTCATGCAATACGCGCAGCTCTACTCGATCCCTTGGCGACATGCGGAAACCGATGGCAGCGACGAGGCGATGATGAAGGCGCAGGAGATGCTGGAGAACATTGGAACGAGTGGCTACGCGGTCACAGGACCGGGTGTGAAGTTCTCCATAATGGACGGCATCAAGGGCGGCGAATCGTTGCCACAGGTAGCTCTGATGAACGAGTCAGACAAAGCTTGTGACATCCTCATGCTCGGACAAACTCTCACCACAGACGTGGGCGACAGCGGAAGCCGAGCGCTTGGCGACGTCCACGCAACAGTGCGCGGCGACATCTTGCAAGCGGTCGCGACATGGATCGGGCAGGTCGTCACAACACAGTTGATCCCAGCCATCGTGCGGATGAACTACGGCGCAGGGATCGCCAGCGAGGACATGCCCTATGCTGAAATCGTCATTCCGAAGCCAAAGGATGAGAAGGCAATCGCCGAGCGCATCAAGATCGTCACGAAGGACATCGGGCTTCCAGTCTCGAACAAATGG